CACGTCCGACACGTCGGAAGATTTGCTGCTCAACTCCATGCTGATGGCCGCGCAGAACGAGGCAGAAAACAAGACGAAACGGGCCATGATGCCGCAGACATGGGAACTCGTCATGGACGCGTTTCCCGAAGGCGGGATCGAAATTCCCCGCCCGCCGCTTTCGTCAAACTCGACGGATTTGAGCATTACCTATATTGATTCGAGCGGGTCCACCGTCACGTTGTCCGCAACGGCGTATTCGGTGGACTCTGACTCGGAGCCGGCCTGGGTGGTGCCGTCTTACGATAACGATTGGCCGGAGACTTACGATGTCATCAATGCGGTCAGGGTGCGGTACAAATGCGGCTATCCATTGAGCGGATCTTCCACGGCCACGACGCCATATGGCATCAAGGCATGGATCAAGCTGCGCGTTGGAGCCATGTACAACAACCGGGAAAGCCTGTCGGTGGAGTCGGGAATGCAGTCCATGATCGAACTGCCACGGACGTTTGTTGATGGGCTGCTGGATGCCTACACGGTGATCAAGATATGAGGGCGGGGCGACTCAATAGGCGCATCAGTATCCGCAAGAGCACGTCGTCTCCCGACTCATACGGTGGTCAGATACCGACGTGGAGCACTTTTCTCAACGATGCGTGGGCGCAGGTTCGCCCGCTGTCCATGCGCGAGATGTGGCAGGCGGATCAGGTGTCGTCTCCCATCGACACAGAGTTTCTGCTGCGGTACGCGACCGGGATCACCCCGAGCATGATCGTTGTCTACGACGGCAAGGAATATAACATCCATTCCGTCATCGACGTGGGCGACAAGCATACGGAGCTGCGGATACTGGCCTCGAGGCGATCCACATGATTTCCATGACGATTGAGCAAAAGGGGCTGCGCGAACTGGACGAGAAGTTGAGGCTCTTGCCACTTGAGGTTCAGCGCAGCATCGGGCAACGGGCCCTCAACAAGGGGGCCAGGATCGTCAAGGACGATGCGCGTCGCCGCGCCCCGATGGGTCGTGCGTTTTACCGATATCCTTATGGCACGACGGCCCGGAACAAGAGGCGGCTGGGCCAGCTTCGGGACAGCATTGTGGTCACAAAGGGCAAGCCGTCCAGGGGCGCGGAGATCGTGACCAACATCAAGCCGAGGCTCAAGACCGGGTTCTACGGCTTATTCATCGAGAAGGGATGGATCCCGACGGGGAGGACGAAGAAGGTACGCGCTGCATACGGGCTGACCGTGCGCGAAGCCCGCTCGAGGATGCAGAGAGGGAGGGCCAAGGTGCCGGGGCGTCCGTTCGTGGAACCGGCCCTCGTCATGAACGCGGGCCGCGTGCTGGATGCGATCCAGAAGGAGCTCGGCAGGCTGATCGAATGGCGCATGAGGAAGACCAATGCCGGTTGAGTCGAAGATCTATTCCTTACTGTCGGGGTCAACGGTCATCACGTCCGTCACCTCGACACGCATATACCCGATGGCCGTCCCTCAAGGCTCGGACGCCCTCCCCGCGCTTGTCTATTCGAGGATCAGCGGCCACCGGGTCAATGCCTTGGACGGGTACTCTCATCTCGAGAACCCTACGATACAGTTTGATTGCTGGGCGACAAGCTATGCGGGTGCGAAAGACCTAAGCACCCGCGTCGCAAACGTTATGGGTTCCGCAACGTCGTTTGAGGCGATCCTGGTCAACGACCTGGACGCGCTGGAATGGGAACTCGGTTTCTATCGGTTAACGCAAGAGTGGAGTGTCTGGCACAAGGACACATAGGAGGTAACTAGCCAATGGCGATTGAAACTCAGGGCTCCATTTTTTACTGGAGCACGACAACTTCCTTGAGCACGGTTATCAGTATCGGGGAGGTGATTGGTTTCAATGGCCCCACCGGCGGCGCAAACGTCATCGACGTTTCCCACCTGGGAAGCACGGCGCGAGAGAAGTTGATCGGGTTGAGAGACGAAGGTCAAATCACCCTCGACTGCAACCTCTCGCCGTCCAATACGGGCCAGACGAAACTGCGCGAGTGCCGCGCCGCCAGGACGCAGGGGAACTGGGCCATCAAGCTCAACGATACGGCCATCACTATGCTCAACGGCCACGGGTATGTAAGCGGCTTCTCCATCACGGGAGCGGTAGATCAGGTTGTCAAAGCCAGCATCACCATTGAGATCAGCGGAGCCGTGACCTACTCAACGGTCGCATAGGAGGTGACGGTCATGGCGATTGAGTCACAAGGCGCGATTTTCTACTGGAGTACGACCACGGCGGCCTCCACATCGACTTCCCATGCCGTCGCGGAAGTGGTTGGTTTCAACGGCCCTACGGGGAGCGCCAACGTCATTGACGTTTCCCACTTGGGCAGCACGGCACGCGAAAAGCTGATCGGGTTGAGGGATGAAGGGCAAGTGACCCTCGATGTCAATTTCCTACCGGGGACAACGGCGCAGGACTACCTGAGGTCCTGTCGCGCCACCCGCACTATGCGGAAGGGCGTCATTCAGTTGAATGACAACACGACCGAGGCGGCGCGGACGAAGATCATTTTCGACGCCTATGTCAGCGGATTCAGCATTTCCGGTGCTGTGGATCAGGTCGTCAAGGGTGCAATCACGCTGGAGATCAACGGCGCTTGCACCTATGCCACTGTAATTTGATGAGCCTGGAGGGCGCAAATGTATCTGACAAAAGAGGAAATCCTTGCTGCAAAGGACATGAAGTACGAGGACATCGATGTCCCCGAGTGGGGCGGCAAGGTGCGGATCAAGTGCATGACCGGCAGTGAGCGTGATGCTTATGAGGCGTCACTTTACGAACTCCGAGGAACGGAAGTGAAACTGAACAGAGAGGACATGCGGGCGAAACTTCTCGCCAGGGTGCTGGTGAACGAACACGGCAAGCGACTGTTCGCGGACGGTGAGATAAAGGCCCTTGGCGAGAAGTCCGCCCATGCCCTTGAGAGAATTTATGTCGCGGCGCAAAAGCTGAACGCCATTTCCAACGATTCGGTGGAGATGCTGGCAAAAAACTGAAACAGCGGGGGTCGAGGTACTTTTACTTCGCCCTCGCAAGAGAACTGGGAATGACGGTGCGCGAATTGCTCGAGCGGACGGATTCGGTCGAACTCAGCGAATGGCGGGCCTATTTCGAGATCGAGAACAAACGCTTGAAGGGTGAAGACGCGGAGACGGTAGCGGATAAGATCAAGGCTGGATTCATGCAATTCAAGGAACGGCTCTGATGGCGGTTGATCCCGTTGCAAATCTCTATGTGCAGCTCGGCATGGACGTTGCCCGCTTGCAGGGCGACGTGCAAAAGGCGACGACCATTCTGGATAATTTCCAGCGCCGCGTCGATCGCGGATTTTCCACGATGCTGAAGGGCATAGGCTGGACCGCCGCCTTTGCGGGCGTGACGGGTTTTTTGCACAAGGCCGTGCAGGAGGCATCGGCGGCGGAGCAGGCCATCACGCAGCTCAATACGTCCCTGGCGACCCTTGGGGCGAAGCGCGTCGGTGACATCAATCTTGTCAGCGCAGCCATTCAGCGCATGGCAAAGGAGATGCAGGCTGCCACGGGATTCACCGACGAAGAGATCATGCGCGGCGCGTCCCGCATGTTGACGGCTGGAATCGGCACGGAAGACCTCAAGCTTGCGACCGAAACGGCGACAAACCTTGCGCGGGCATACGGGCTCGAACTCGAGCCCGCAATGCAAATGGTCGTGCAGGCATATTGGGGCCAGCAGCGGGCCATCAAGAAAGTTGTCCCCGAGATGCAGGAACTTCTTCAGGAGGGCATGCGCGGGACGGATGTATTGAAGCAATTAAACGACGCCCTGGGGCCGCAGGCCCAGGCGCAGGCCGAAACATTCGCGGGTCAATTAAGGCTCTTGAGGATTGAGAGTGCCGAGTTTGCCGAGGCCGTCGGCATGAAGGTTCTCCCCATGCTGACGAAATTCTTGTCCCTCCTGAACGCCATCCGCAAGGGTGAGGGGCTGAAGGGCTATGAGATGTTCAATGCCCTTGGGGATGTCTTTGTTTCGCCGGAGCAAGCAGCCGCATCCATCGCGGGGATGACGCCATCCCAGCTTGAGAAGATGACCGGGGGCGCGACATGGAATCATCCGCTCATGTATGGCAAGCCCGGCGTCAAGCCGAAGGTTGAGGGGAAAGAAACAAAGAGAGCCGAGGACAGGTACGTCGATACGGAAGAGGCCTATTTGAGGCTTATCAAGGAGGAAGCCAAATTTTATGACGGCATTGCCGCTGGCCTGAAGGCCGTTGCCGATCAAAAGAATTTCATCATCGACGCAGACCAGAAAATGCTCGACATCGAACGCCTGGTCAGCCTGTCAGAGGAAGATTATCTGGCTGCCACGTTGGCGAATCGCGAGCGCAGGGTGCAGGTGCAGCGGGATCTGATTGCTGAGCGGCTGAAATGGAACAACGTTATTGACGCAAGGGAGATGGAGGAGCTGGAACGTGCCGAAAAGCTACTTGAGATCCAAAAGGAGCGGGTGCGGATCGAGGAAATCCTGAGAAAAGACCCCCTCGCTGGTGCAACGAAAGCCCTGAGTGATTTGCAACGGGAATACGAGAGTTACGGCAAGCTCATGGAAGATTACACCGTGGGCGTGTTCAGGACGATGGAGTACGCCTTTGCCGAGTTTTGCGATACGGGGCAATTCCGGTTCAAGGATTTCGTTCGGTCGGCGCTCATCCAACTGAATACCCTGCTTTTCAAGATTGCCGTGCTTGAACCGATGGCGAAGAGCCTCAGTGCAGCACTGCAAGGTGGGGGCGGGGGAGGCGGGGGGGGATTCGGGGGGTTGCTGTCGGGCCTGTTCGGTGGAGGTGGTGGTGGCGACCTGTTCAGCATGTTCGGTGGCAGTTCGGGGATGTTCTTTGCCAAGGGCGGGCTTATCCCTTACGCGGCTGGCGGTATCGTCCATCGGCCTACCGTGTTTCCTATGGCTAACGGTATGGGGCTCATGGGCGAGGCTGGCCCCGAAGCGGTTATGCCCCTCAAGAGGACGGCAAGCGGCGATTTGGGAATACAGGCAGCGGGCGGGGGGAGCGTAATCAACATCAACATATCGGCAGCGGACGCGCAGAGCTTCTACGATATGTGCAGACGCAACCCTGCCGCCATTACGGACCCCGTCGAGCGGGCATTACAGGGCAATCAGAGCATCCGGCGCACCATTATGAGGACGGCGAAATAATGGCTAAATACCCGACAACCCCGATCCCGTCTTACGAGCATGTCACGCAGGCGCGGTATAAGACCGTTATTAGCATATTCGATGACGGTAACGAGCAGCGCCGACAGAAGTGGACGGCCCCGCAGTACGACATTACGCTGCAATACAATGCCATCCGGGCAACGGCGATGTCCACGATCTGGAATTTCTTTGAGGCGCGCAAGGGGGCCTATGAGGCATTCCACTATTACATTGGGGAGGCGTGGGGCGAGAAGCAGGACGTGAAGGGCGCTTACATTGCCGTCGCGGACGGGACGGCAACGGCATTCACGCTGCCGTGCAAGAATTCATGTTCGGTAACGATCTATCAGAACGGCTCGGTCATCGGGTCGTCGCTTGTTGTCGTCAATGCAACCGTCGGCGTCGATGACGCGGACACGCTGAGTCTCGGCATGACGCCATCATCGGGCGATGTCCTGACGATGGATTATACCGGATACCAGAAAGTCAGGTGCCGGTTCAAAGAAGACTCTCTATCGCGGACGCTATGGGAGAAGGACATCTACAAACTCACGGTTGAACTGAAGGGGCTGCCGCCGGCGACATGAAAACGATCTCTACGGCTGTCAACGCGCAACTGGAAGCGGAGCAATTCCAATATTTCTATACAGTCGAAATCCAGCTTGCATCCGTTACTCTGTATTATACGGACTGCGACAGGCCGGTGCATTACGACGGCATCCGATACACGCCGGCACCTATCAGTTTTGCCGACATCGCCTATGCGGCGGCCCTGTCCGTCGATCAAGTCACTGTTGAATTCGGGAATGCGGACCTTACGATGTCCGCTTACCTGTTGGGAGAGGACGCCCGGAACAAGACAATCATCATCGGGCAGGGCGTTATGAACAGCGCAGGGACGACCCTGGGGATCACAAACCTGTTTCAGGGCATTATCGGGGAGTGGGAGATCCGCGAGGACAGGGCGACCATCCGGGCGCTCAACGAGCTTGTGCTCTGGCGCAAGCGGCCCCTGCGATCGGCGTCGGCCACCTGCCCGTGGACTTTCAAGGGGACTGAATGCGGTTACGCAGGAGGCGCGGGCTGGTGCGATCAAAGCTACGCCAGGTGCAGCGAGCTCGGCAATACGGCCAATTTCGGCGGCTTCCGCTTCCTCCCGGCTCTCATGGAAAAACAAATCTGGTGGGGGAGAGTACCTAAGTGATTTGGGCGAAACTGACGGCACGATTCGTAGGCAAGCCATACAGGGCGGGGGCAACCGGCCCGGATGCTTATGACTGCCTCGGCTTGATAATCAGGGCGCAGCGCAAGTTGGGCTGGGAGATGCCAAAGGAATTTGAGGGGTGGACGCTCGAGAATTACGCGCAGCGGTTTGAGTCCGACCCCAAGGCCGGGATTGAAACGCTCGAGCGGTATCTCGACACGCATTGCGAGAGGGTCGATGTGCGCTATCTCAGACGGGGCGACATCGTGATCGTCAGGCAAAACCATAACGGGGTCAGGTTCCCCGGCCTTTATGCGGGCAAGCGTCAATTTCTGACGGTCATCACGGGGCAGAAAGTGCGTATATTCGGAGCTGACAGCAAATTATTCACGATCCTGGCGGGGTGGCGGCATGGGAGCTGAAACCATATTCTTTGCCGTCATGTCGAGCCTGTTCAGCTTGGTGCAGATGTTGTCCTCGCCGTCTGACCCTCTCAAGGCGCTTGAAGAGCAGACCAAGGGTCAGATGATCGACTCCAAGGACAATCAGGAGAACATCCCGCTGATCTACGGCTTGCAGCGCGTCCCCGTGAATATCGTCTACATGGTCACGGCTGGCGATTCCAATAACGACCTGCACCTCGTCGGCGTCATCGGGGAGGGGGAAATCAACGGGATCCACCAGGTGGACGGCGTCGATCATATATGGCTCAACGACAAGCTGTATACGGAATACGGGTCGCTCGTGAGTTACACGGTCTATACCGGGACATCGACGCAGACCGCGAATGCCGATCTCGTCGCGGCAACGGCGGGCATGGGCCTCGATGCATGGAACGATCCGCTCCGCAATACGGCATACATCTACATGAGGCTCAGATATGACCGCGACAAGTGGCAAGGCGTGCCCAATATCACGGTCGAGGTGGAAGGGCTCAAGGTGCTTGATACCCGCACTTCGACGACAGGGTACAGCGCGAATCCGGCCCTGTGCGC